GAATAAAGTTGAGAAATAAATGACAAGAACATATACAAAGGGGGGAATTTTTAGTAAAAAGCCTAAAAGTTTCCTAACACAGGGAGAACTGGACAATATTTTGTTAAGCCTAAAGAAATTTGATGAGTGGATAAACAAGTCACGCAAGGGGAGCACCATTTCCTACTACCGTGGATTTTTGTTTTCACCGGACAAGCAGAAGCTGTCACCGACGCTGGACCTGAAGAGGGTCGATAAGCTGCAAAAGCACGTGTACGGATACTACACGAGGGATCTCATCACGCTCGTTCAGAAAAAGCACGACAACTTTGACTATGACTACATGGCGGTGCGAAAATGATCTATTCACTCTTTTGGCTGCTCGTAATACCCATCAAGATCTGGATTGCGTGGCACGTACTCGTTTTAGTGTACAGAATATGGCTGGGACTGTAATGGATTTCATGAATGACCTCGTTGTTTTCGCCACCATCATAACTGTGGGGCTTGCTATAATATACTACTACTCGAACAGAAAATGAGCCTGTACAGCAGACTGATAAAGGAAAAGGACCGTCTTGGCAAGAAAGCGCTTCGCTTTCCCAAGACAAACCAGGAGTTGCTCGACCGTAAGAGGTGGGAGAGGGTTTACACGATCCTCACCCGCCGCTACGAATACGGAATGGAGAGCCAGCTGGATGCCATGAGAAAGCAGGACCATCTCGACGAGATTTCCACAATAAAAAGGCCGTGATGAATGAGCGGAAGAACAAACACATACAGTCAGAGCGAAACAAGATTCGTGCGAAACGGACTGAGCAGGCACTTGAGGATTCAAAAAAATACAGGGAACCAAAAGTCAAATTTGAGCGTCCGCAGGAAGGCAAGATTGAAAAACGCATTGGAGGGATGGATACGTTCCATGTTGAAAAGGGCGAGGAAAGGAACACCTACCGCATTGTCACGAAAAGGGAATACACGTTCGCCTACACGATACGCGCCAAGAACGAGGAGGACGCGATGATAAGGACACTGAAATACGTGTCGCATGACGGATCAGGACAGTATCTGCAGGGTCCAATGCAGTTGGGGAAGCCACTCATTCGGGAGTGGATTGACAAAATTGAAAAGCTATAGGAGGCAATCATGGCAAAGACACCACTACAAAAAATAAAGACACAGCTTGACAAGCTGGAGAAACTTCACGCGAAGGAGGAAGCGATCGTTGAAAAGATCACCGACATCATAGAGGAAGAAGAGGGACTGGACGACATCAGTGAGGACTGGGAAGGAACCGATTAGTGGTTGACACCACGAAGTACAAGAGCGTTGCGATAAGGATCCCCTACTATGACGCGTTGGTGCGGATGGGGATGGCCGTGCACCGTGGGCCGGGACAGCAAATGATGCACCTAATAGAGAAAGAATCAGAGAGAAGGGAAATAAAGATACACGATGGAAGAACCAAAAAAAGCAAGTGAGCCCAAACCGGACAGACTGAAGCATCCCAACCTCTGGCCGATGGTGCGTGTCACCTGGATGGACGCCATGGACGGCGAGACCGGCTGGCAGCCGCTTGACGACATGATGAAGGGTGACCTTGCGACGGTGATGGACATTGGGTGGATGATCAAGAACGACGGAAAGGTGGTGATCGTCATGGGATCGTGGTGCCTGGACCCGGATGACAAAAACGGCGGACGTTACATTACCATACCAAAGGGTTGGGTGAAAAAAATAGAGTATTTGGAGGCAAACTATGCAGACGTACGAAATTAACCTGTGGCAGGACAAAAAGGTCGTGGAGAAGGTTGTCAAGCAGTTTGAAACCGATGATGACGTTCTGGAGTTCATTAAGGATCATTTTGACAAGGAGGATGAGCTTCCTAGACTGGATCAGGAAAAAGGCTATCTAAGACCCAAGAAAAGTAGTATAATAATAACGTGGGCAAAGATATCTACATATGTTCGAAAGAACGCTCCAAAGAGACTGGAGCTGGATGAGCATGAAAAGGAACTGAAAGGCACGCTTGAAAAATCAATTACAAGTGAGGTAATAAATGAATGGGGATACAATGAAATGCTAAGGCACACAAGAAACGCTTATGGGCCTAATCCCGACGCCAAGGGATATGATGAATTTCCAGGCAGGAAGAAGGACAATACATATGACAGAAGATAAGGGTATTACGGAAGGTATTACGGGCGACAAAAAGGGACTTACACCCAAGCAACGCAAGTTTCTTCAAGTAATTCAATCATTTGTCCAGGCAAATGGCTACGCTCCGTCGTACGAGGAGCTTAGGCAGCTCACTGGACTCAAATCCAAGAGCAATGTGCATTCCAAGATGCATGCCCTAAAAAGGCGCGGATATCTTGACTTTTTGCCACATTCCAGCAGATCACTGTATTTATTATGATCAGTATTGTATTGGCGCTGGGTGCTAAAAAGTTTTTTTCTTTTTTTCTTTTACCGGGATATTGCCAATACCGTAATACCATACTCAATTCTATATATGGGATAAGGGATACAGAGTATTGGCAAAGTATTGGCAAATTGAATAATTGGAGAAAAAAGGAGGATTTTTAGGCTAAAATGAGTGAAAAGGATATATATACCAATAAGTTAGCTAGTTTGGAAGAAAAGGTCACTCGTAATACCATCCGTAATACCAGGGATATGGCATTGAAATACCCAAGGGGAGAGGATGGATTGACTGAAAAACAGCGGATTTTCGTGGAAATATACACTGCCAATGAGGGCAGAATGACTCCAACGGAGTGCGCAAGACAGTCTGGATACAAGGTTGAACGCGCAGCGACCACTGCTTCAGAGCTTTTAAGCATCAAGCGATACCCACGCGTTGTTGCCGCTGTAAGGAAGAAGAGAAGTGAGCCTGCAGAGACACACAGGGTTGAAATGGACAAGCATGTCCAGGAACTGGCTAGACTAAGGGATAAGGCACTTGGTGACAAATCACACAGTGCTGCCATCAACGCTGAAAGATTAAGGGGTCAGGCTGCGGGGTTATATGTTGAAAGAAAAGAGATTAGAACAGGATCAATTGACGACATGTCGAGGGAGGATGTTCTAAAGCAATTGAAGGAATTAGGATTGGATGGAAAATTTAAAAAAGAAGGTCATAAAACTGTCCTATCGGTCGAAGAGAAATCCGATAGCAAGGGACTTAAGGACATCACCGAAGTATCAACAGAAAGTAGTGAAAAGCAAAAGAGTGTATGACCGTAAAAACGGAAACCAACTTTTACAAGAATTTAAGAAAATGTTTGATAGATGGGGATAAGAAATACATAATAACACGCATTGAGTCCTACGTTACGCCTGGATTCCCGGATTGTCTTATTTATCACAATGATGTTGGATTTTTTACCCTTGAATTAAAGGTTGTAAGGCGTAACAAGAAGGGTATTGGCAGGGTATTGATTTCACCTCTTCAAATCGCCTGGAATACCATTCATATGATTCATGGCGCACCAGTATTTATCTTAATAAGTGATCCCGGTCGGGGGTCCACTAAACTCTTTTCAAGCGACAAACTCCTTGAACTCCGTGATAATGACTACGATTCAGTGGACGGTGAGCTGTGGACTGGCGCACTGGGCCCGGGCCTGGCTGCGGAACTCCCGAAACTCCTGAAACTCCCGTAATTCCGCCATTTAATTTTGGTGATCTGCCTGTGCAGCTGGAGCACCGGGCGCGCCGGGCGTTCCTCCATAACAAAACTCCTAGGATTTCCGCCACTTTTCATCTGGCAGCTGCCTGTGCAGCTCCTGGATGGACCGGGCGTCTTCCCAGTCCTGAATTTATTCCAAATGAGTTCTTGCATTGTGGATAACTTTATGATATAATACATATATAAATAGAAAGAGAAGGTACTTATGGTCGTAGACGATAGCATAAACCAAGCACTCAATAGGATTGCTGATGGTATAGAAGAAAACAACATAGTATTAAACAGAATTGCGAATCATTATGACGGGGTAGTTCCCGTGATGACGAGAAACGCAAAACGAGTTGAAAGGGCTCAACAAGAAGCAGAGGACAGTTTCGGTGAAAAGGTGAGGAACATCTTTAGCCCACAAGCAAACTA